CCTGCACGTAAGACACATGGTCATGCAACTACTAGCATGGATGTGGTGCATAGCATTTTCTATGTGGGTAGGTAGTATGTGGGTATTTGGTTTGACTACTGTCATACACATTATACTTATCGTTGCTATTGTAATAACAGTAGCAGTATTTGAAACAGCTAAACGTAAATCAACTTACTTTGACCATTGGTATAGAGAACGTGGTCTAGGTAGAGGAAATGGGGGTGAACATGAATAGATTTATTATAGAAGATACACCACAAGAGATTGCACAATCTTTGTGTGACCAACATATAGTGAAGATGCCACTAGAGGAGGCTCAGATGTTGTGTACTACACTATGGCATCATGCACCTAGTTATGCAGAGGAAAAAGGTTTGTATAAACCTGTGCATCAAAAGCATCCTTGTACACTATGGGCAATGGAATGTCGCATGAATTATATGTGGGCAACCAACTTGTATATAGCAATGCTACAAGAATATAATAAGCGATATAAAAAAATTCATGGTGCAAGTAAACACTATGATGCAATAGTTTTAGGTGCAGAATATATACCTGACACTACAACATCTATAACACTACACCCACAATGTTTTAGTGGGATGGATGAACTAAAGACTGATGAGTTTTATCCTGTCAAAGCATATCGTGCTTTCTACATAGCTGACAAAGCTAGGTTTGCACGATATAGATATACACAACAACCTACTTGGATGAAAGGAGTAGCATTATGAGAGATACAAAGAACCAATTCAAGGTAAACTTGGACAACAAAGATATATTAGTAACTGAGGAGCAACGTATGGAGTTCCTACGGCTGCATAACAAATTAAAGGATGCAGTAGAATACGCATCAGAATGTAAAGACTTACGTCTATCTGACTTATCCATAATGGAAGAGTTGGTGCATCATTTACACACGTCACTAAGTTTTTCACCAACAAAAAATCCTAATACAGACCAACCAAATATGTATTCAGATTATGTGTTGTCTTCAGATGAAACGGCTTGGGAACGTGCATACTAATCTTTGGACAAGGGCTGAAGTTGTTGCATTTTTGCAACACGCATATAGTAAATTTGAATACAGGAACGTGGGTGTTATCACGCAGATTGTATACGAACTTCAGCCACCAAGACTAGAGTTCAAACAAATATTTGAATGGACATGGGAAGATGTAGATGATGAATGGAGTGCAAATTTGTTACATACACTCAAACAGCAGAGAGAAGACTTCGGTTTTCAGCAGTACATTGCACCACAAATAAAACCATTTAGAGGTGAATATATACCATATACAAAGTATAGATTTTCTAAAGTTGCACGAAGAATAATTAAAAGTGCAGACACACTCAGAAAAGATTTACGTATGAGGTACTTGCCTTTAAGTTAAAAATATGATATTAACTCTGTTAACAGAAAGGATGTTATCACATGAATATAGATAATATATTAAATGATATTGACCTAGATATAGGTACTACAAAAAGGATGGACTGCCCATCTTGTAAAGGTAAAAATACTTTTACAATTACAAATAATATGGGTTCTGTACTATTTAACTGTTACAAAGCTAGTTGTGTAGTTAGTGGTACTAGAAGAGTAAACCTTACTGTAGACCAAATAAAGAAGTCAAAACAGGATACTGTACAAGATAAGAAGTTTGTTCTTCCTGAATATATTGTGCCTATAAAAGAGGATAGATTTAAGAATCCCATAGGTGGATTAACATGGAAAGAAAAAATATGGAAAGAGCATTGCTTACATGATGTAAAAGAAGATAGAGCAGTGTTCTTGATAAAAGATAGTGAGAAGGGTGTAGTTGTAGATGCCGTAGGTGCTGCAACAGATAATCGCCTACCTAAATGGAAGAGATATGGTAGAGGTAAATACCCTTTTGTAGCATGGAATGGTAAAGGTGGAGATGGTGGTGATAATAATTGTGTGTTAGTAGAAGATTGTTATAGTGCATGTACTGTTGCAAAGCATGGTATCACAGGAGTAGCATTGTTAGGTACAAGTTTATTGGAAGAACATAAAAGATTTTTATGTCACAACTTTGATACAGTTGTAGTTGCACTAGACCCTGATGCACTACAAAAAACATTACAAATAAGAAAAGAGTTGCAAAGTTGGGTTCGTACTGCTAAGGTGCTTCGTATAACAGATGATTTGAAGTATGAAAAAGAAATTGACATTAACAATTTGAAGGAGATGATATGGAATTAGCATTAATTAGAAGTTTAATGGACAGAGAGTTCTACGAAGACCATCGTGGAGCAAGATGTCCTAATAGATTGTTTAGTAAGGATGTAAGAAAAATAAAAGAGGTCATAGATAATGCTATGACTAGGTATGATAGGACTGTTACACCTGATGAGATTGAAGCATTGTTTATGTCTAACAATCCATCTATGACTACAGCACAGAAAGGTGCATATAGTTCTTTATTTTTAAAGATTAAAAAGGAACAGAAGCTAGGAGAGGATATAGCTAAAGAAGTTTTATCAAAACTTTTCCAACAGATTATAGGCGAAGACATAGCTAATCTTGGGTTTGATTATGTTAATGGTGCAAAAAGTTCTTTAGAACCTTTGAGAGCATTGTTAGAGCAGTATGCTGATGACTTTACACCAAGTATGGATATACAATGGGATGATATAAGTATAGAAACTTTACTTGCAAAGAATGATTTGGAAGCAAGATGGTCATTTAATATACCATCTCTATGTAGAAAGGTAGAAGGTATAAATGCAGGACATCTAGTTGAGATAGGTGCTAGACCTAATACAGGTAAAACATCCTTCCATGCTAGCCTTATCGCAGGTCCTGGTGGGTTCGCAGAGCAAGGTGCTAAGTGTATTGTGTTGTGTAATGAAGAGGGTTATCACAGGGTAGGTGCTAGGTATCTGACAGCAGGTACAGGTATGAACCTACATCAGGTAAAAGAGAACCCATCTCAAGCACAGGAATTATATTCCAAGATAAGAGATAATATAAGAATAAAAGATACGACAATGTATGATATGAATTGGGTAGAATCAGCAGTTAAATCCTCTAGACCTGACATAGTTATACTAGATATGGGCGATAAGTTTGCTACTTATCAAGGTTTTGCGAGAGCAGATGAAGCATTGAAAGCATGTGCTATACACGCAAGACAGATAGCAAAGCAGTATGAATGTGCTGTTCTATACATGTCTCAGCTAAGTGCAGAAGCTGAGGGTAAGATAGTATTGAATCAAAGTATGATGGAAGGCAGTAGAACAGGTAAAGCTGCTGAAGCAGACTTGATGATACTGATTGCTAAGAATCCTCAAGTTGAAGGACAAGAGGAAGAGGATGCACAAAGACATTTAAACGTAGTTAAAAATAAATTATCAGGTTGGCATGGAAGTGTGCATTGTGAACTTGATTATAAATTAGCAAGGTATACAGCATGAGCGACTCAAGAGAGTGGGTATACGTAATATCCAATCCTGCATGGAAAGGTTGGGTAAAAATAGGTATGGCAGTTGATACTAATAAAAGATTATTAAACTATCAAACTTGTTCACCTTTCAGAGACTACAAGATAGAGTTTGTTGTTCCTGTTACGAATATAAAAGTAGCTGAAAGTACAGCCCATGAAAGGGCTAGTTGGATAGCTGAAGAAGAAAAGAATGAATGGTTTAAGATGCCTTTAGAAAGTGCCATAGAAGTAGTAAGGAGTATAAAAAATGAAATTAGTTCTTGATGTAGAAAATACTGTAACTGAACGTGATGGTAAGTTACATTTAGACCCATTTGAACCTGACAATAGTCTGATTATGGTGGGTGCTTTGACAGATAATGGAGTTAAATATCTGTACAGAATGGGTGAGGATGCATCCTACTTTAATAAAATACAAGAGTTATTAGATAAGACAACAGTTCTTATTGGACATAATATCGTTCACGATTTAATGTGGTTATGGGAAAGTAATTTTAAATATAATGGTGATGTGTTTGATACTATGCTAGGTGAGTATGTATTACAACGTGGACAGAAACAAGCATTATCATTAGAGATGTGTGCTGAGAGATACAACCTAGATACAAAGAAGCAGGACACATTAAAAGAATATTTTAAACAAGGTATGGGTGTAGATGAGATACCACCTGATGAGTTATCATCTTATTTAAGTAGTGACTTACATGCTACAAAGGAGTTGTATAATGAGATTACTAACAAACTTTCTACAGAAGAATATAGTGGACTTACTAATACAGTTAATCTTACTAATCGTGTCGCCCTTACTTTGGCTAATATATATAGAAATGGTTTTCGTGTTGATGTGGCTAAGCTAAGTAATGTTAAAGAAGAGTTTACAAAAGAAAAGAAAGAGATTGAAGAGTTCTTACAGGCAGAGGTAAGAGATTTCATGGGTGATACACCTATCAATCTCAATAGTCCTGAGCAATTATCTTGGTTGATATACAGTAGAAAACCAAAAGATAAACAGCAATGGACTGTTATGCTATCTCCACATATGCATATTGATGAGTATAAAAGAAAGGTTAGAGAGCATTCTAATATACTCTATAAAACTAAGGCAATAAGGTGTCAAAAATGTGATGGCAAAGGAAAGATACGCAAGATTAGAAAAGATGGCACACCTTTTGCTAAAGAGAATAGGTGTCCTACATGTAATGCACTAGGGTATCTGTTTATGCCTACAAAAGAAATTGCAGGTATGAAGTTCACAGCACCTAATTCTAAGTGGATTTCTGCACATGGTTGGAGTACATCTAAGGGTAATCTAGAGTTACTTAAATCAATAGCTAGACAAAAAGGCATGAATAAAGCTGAAACATTTTTATCAAAAGCTATACGTCTGTCAGCATTAGATAGTTACCTGTCTTCTTTTATAGAAGGTATAGATAATAATTTAAAACAAGATAACCTACTACATGTAAGATTATTGCAACATAGAACAGCTACAGGTAGGTTTAGTGGAGCAGACCCTAACATGCAGAACATGCCTAGAGGTGGCACATTCCCTGTTAAAAAAGTATTTATATCTAGATGGGAAGGTGGCAAGATACTTGAAGCAGACTTTGCACAATTAGAGTTTAGGACTGCTGCATATTTGTCACAAGATGAAACAGCAATGAAGGAGATTGAAGATGGATTTGATGTACACAGTTACACTGCGAAAGTTATTACAGAAGGTGGTCAAAAAATTAGTAGGCAAGAAGCAAAAGCCCACACATTCGCACCTCTTTACGGAGCAACAGGGTTTGGGAGGTCGCCTGCTGAAGCAACATATTATAAACAGTTCACGCAAAAGTACAAAGGAATCGCACTATGGCATGCCAGATTGGCTAAGGAAGCTGTAGATACACGCAAGATAACAACACCATCAGGGAGAGAGTTTGCATTTCCTCTTGTAGAAAGAAGGTCAAATGGTTCGGTGACTTTCTTTACACAGATAAAAAACTTTCCTGTACAATCATTTGCAACTGCAGATATTGTACCTGTGGTATTGTTGGACATTGAGAAACAACTAGATAAGTTACAGTCTTGTATTGTAAATACTGTACACGATAGTATTGTAATTGATGTTCACCCTGATGAGGAACAAGATGTAATTAATGTTATTAAGAATACCAACAGTAGTCTCAAAGAGATAGTTGATAAACAATTTAATATTAATTTAAATGTTCCTTTAGAACTAGAAGCAAAAATAGGTTATAATTGGCTTGACACGAAGGAAATTGCCTGATATAACTAGACATTCACAACGAAAGGAGTATATAAATATGCTAAATAATAATACAATTGATACTAATAATTTTTCTGCAATGGCTCAACAAATGGGCATGAACGCAGATATGACACAGAGTAAGCAGACTTCTCAGCTTGCTCGACTAAAAATATCCCACTCTCCAATTATGGGTGAGATAGAAATAAAGGGTAAGAAAACCCAAGCTGCTATCGTTAATGGTGGTGTCTATAGAATAGATGACTTAAATAATGATAATGTTTTCTATTCTTCTGACGTTAAAATCAGACCTTACGTACAAAGATTTATGTACAAGAAGTTTGTAAAGCCTGAAGGTGGTAAAGGTTTCTATGTTAAAACTGTTATGTCAGATAATCTCAACGTAGATTTGAAAGATAATATGGGTGGTTTTAACTGTGGTAAACCTACAGGCTATGTTAAAGACTATGCTTCATTACCTGATAAAACAAAAGCACTATTAAAAAGTATTAAGAGAGTAAGAGTCTTAATAGGCACATTAGCTGCTAGCAACATAGTTGATGCTGATGGTAATGATGCAATGGAAATAGCTAACTTACCTTTTATATGGGAGATAGACAATAGAGATGCCTTTAAAGTTATGGGCGATGCTATAGCTAAGATAGGTTCTATGAAACATCTCACACTACAGCACGAAATAGGATTAGGTAGTGAAGAAAGAAAGTTACCTAGTGGTAACACTTACTACATTCCTGTAGCAACTGTTAACAAAGAAACTATTGATATAGTTGACGAAGACCAAGACCACTTTGCTACTTTTATGCAATGGATTGAGAACTACAATGTATATATCTTTAATGCTTGGAAAGACAAAGCAGGTAATACTGAGGATGTTATAAGCAAGGAAGATGAAAAAGTTGTAGAAGACTTTGTTAAAGTTACAGATGATGAGATACCTTTTTAATGAAAAAGAATAATCCTTTTAAGGTACACAACATTAACTATCTTTCACCTAGCAGTGTAAATACCTACATAAGCGACATGCCTATGTGGGTAGCTAGGTATTTATTTGGTGTTAAATCAAGTAGTGGAGCAGGAGCAGTCAGAGGTATTGTACAAGAAGCTATGTTAGCTGATAAATATAATACAGGTAAGTTTGATTTTGATTCACTAGACACAAAATTTATGTCAATGTGCGAAGACTTTATGCTTAATTTAGAGGATGTTAAAGTAGAAAAAGAAAGAAAGTCTTTAGAAAAATTTGGTAAAGTTATTGATGAAAACTTTAAATATAAAGATTTAAAACAGTACCAAGAAAAAGTTGAGGTGCAGCTAGATGATTTACCCATACCTTTTATGGGATATATTGACTTTAGATTTAATAATACCATAGTTGACTTAAAGACAACTACACGCATGCCATCACAACCTTCAGAAGCACAGAAGAGACAGATGGCATTATATTCTATGGCATATCCTAATAATGGCATAGACTTATTTTTTGCTACACCAAAAGACTATAAGAAATTTACACTAAATAATTTGTCTGTATATAAAAAACAACTTGAAAAGGTAGCTTTTAGTATACAGAAATTTTTGTCTATTAGTGATGATAGACATGAGTTAGCTTCTTTAGTATACCCAAACTTTGATTCGTGGACTTGGGGATATCATTTAAAAGAAGAAGCAAAGAAAATATGGAGGTAATATATGACTACAACAATAGATGACTTAGCTGAAATGATTAAAGAAAAAGAGAAAGAACTGTATGAGATGAAAAAAGAATACAGAGAACGTAGGTCAGAGGGTCTACGCAATGCTATTGAACAACGCAAAGAAGCTGAAAAGCTAGTGCGTGATGAGATGAAAGCATTAGGCTATGATACTACAACAACATATCGTTATTGGTTATAAATGTCAGCTTACAGTGCTAGGCAAATAGCACGTAAAAATGGGTATAGGAGTGGGTTAGAGAACTCTCTTGCAGATTATTTAACTGAATTAAGTATAAAGTTTTTATATGAAAAAGTTAAGATTGAATGGGAAGATTTAACATATCGCACCTATACCCCTGATTTTATACTACCTAATGGTATTATAATAGAAACAAAGGGTAGGTTTACTGCAATAGATAGACGTAAACATGTGTGTATAAAAAGACAGCACCCTGAATTAGATATAAGATTTGTATTTACAAATAGCAGGTCTAAGATACGTAAGGGTGCTAAATCTAATTATGCAGATTGGTGTATTAAACATGGTTTTAGATACTATGATAGAATCATACCTGAAGATTGGTTAAAAGAGAAAAAGAAAAAACGTACTAAACATAAAAGTTTTATAGCTTTTAAAGGAAAGAAAAGGAGAAAAATATGATTGATACAAAGATACTAAGAAAAGAAGATTTTATTATACAACTAACTCCAATAGTAAAACCAAACACATTTGAATGGAGTGGAAGTGTAGTTATAAATATAGCTACGTCAGGTAAAAATCCTATGAATAAAAAAGATATATCTGACCTATGGCATCTATGCCGAATGATGTGTAGTGTTATACCTATGATGCATGAAGATGCTGACCTTATGTACATGTTAGATGAATACGCATCAAATAATGATTTTTCAGAAGAAAAAGAAAAAGATAGCTTGACAATAGAAAGTAAAACAGGTAATGTAATCAAACTAAACTTTAAATCAAAAACAAAAGGGAGTGCTTAATGAATGCAACAATAAAAGAATTAGTAGAGTTTGAAAAAGGTGAAACAATAAACGAAACAAAAAGAGTAAAAACAAAGAAAGATATGGTAAATCATCCACCACATTACAATCAACGTGGTATAGAATGTATTGATGCTATCGAAGCTGCAACAGGTGATGGATATGAGTATTACTTACAAGGTAATATAATTAAATATCTTTGGAGATATAGATACAAAAATGGTGTTGAAGATTTAAAAAAAGCACAATGGTATTTGAGTAGGTTAATAGGTATTACAAATGCGAATACAAGTTAAAATGTTTATTAGCCTAGACATTGACCCTGATGAGTATATGATGCCATCAGACGGAGATGTCACAGAAGAGTTTCAAGATGCTATGCGTGAATATATACACGATATAGATGGAGTTAAAATTAAAAACATAAGAGTAACACAGGAGATAAAAGATGAATAATGATATAAAATTACCAACAGATTACCAAAACTTTATTGCACTATCACGCTATGCTAGATGGTTAGAAGAAGATGGGAGAAGAGAAACATGGACAGAAACTGTTAGTAGATATGTGCAATACATGGTTAAACATGTCTCTAAAAAACATAACCTTGATTTATCTTTAGAGTTACAAGATAAAATATTTAGTAGTATAGCTAACTTAAATGTTATGCCAAGCATGAGAGCATTAATGACTGCAGGTAAAGCATTAGATAAATGTAATGTAGCAGGATATAACTGCTCATATTTACCTGTAGATAGTCCTCGTGCTTTTGATGAGTGTATGTATATTCTTATGTGTGGAACAGGTGTAGGTTTTTCAGTAGAAAGAGATAACGTAGATAAACTTCCTATTGTTAATGAACATTTTGAAGATAGTACAACAGTAATTAAAGTTGCCGATTCTAGGTCAGGTTGGGCAAGAGCAGTAAGAGAACTTATTGCGATGCTATATGTTGGTCAAGTTCCTGAGTTTGATGTTGAAGATGTCAGACCTGCAGGTGCTAGGCTTAAAACATTTGGTGGTAGAGCATCAGGTCCTGAACCACTTGTAGACTTTTATCGGTTTTGTGTCGGTATATTTAAAGGTGCAGCAGGTAGAAGATTGTATCCAATAGAATGTCACGACATAATGTGTAAGATTGGTGAGGTTGTAGTCGTTGGTGGGGTAAGACGTTCTGCCCTCATCAGTCTTTCAAATTTAGGTGATGACCAAATGAGGTATGCTAAGTCAGGTCAATGGTGGGAGAATGAAGGACAAAGAGCATTAGCTAATAATAGTGTAGCATACAAAGGTAAGATTAGTATGGAAACATTTATGCGTGAGTGGCTGTCTCTTGTTGAAAGTAAGTCAGGTGAACGTGGCATATTTAATAGAGAGTCAGCTAGACAACAAGCAGGTAAAAATGAAAGAAGAGATACTAATCATGCATTTGGTTGTAACCCTTGTAGTGAAATCATACTTAGACCATATCAGTTTTGTAATCTATCTGAAGTTGTTGTAAGAGAAGATGACACAGAAGAAACTCTTCTTGAAAAGGTAGAAATTGCTACAATACTTGGCACACTCCAAGCTACACTTACAGACTTTAAATATCTACGTAAGATATGGAAAGATAATACAGAGGAAGAAAGATTGCTTGGTGTATCACTGACAGGTATCATGGATAGTAAGTTATTAAATAGTTATAACACAATTTATCTAGAAGATGGTCAAATGGTTTTTGATGAAACATTTGTAGGTGGTATCTTAGAAAAGTTAAAGGAGAAAGCAATTGAAACAAACAAAAAATATGCAAAGGCTTTGGGTATACCTCAATCAACTGCCATCACTTGTGTCAAACCAAGTGGTACTGTTTCTCAACTCGTGGATAGTGCAAGTGGCATACATACTAGATTTAGCGAGTATTACATTCGCACTGTGCGTGGTGACAACAAAGACCCATTAACTGAATTTATGAAGTCAGAGGGTATACCAAACGAACCTGATGTAATGAAGCCTGATAGCACAACAGTGTTTAGCTTTCCTATGAAAGCACCTGAAGGAGCAGAAACAGAATTAAGTTCACTAAACCAATTAAAGACATGGGCTATCTTTCAAAAGTATTGGTGTGAGCATAAGCCATCTGTAACTATATCAGTCAAAGAAGATGATTGGTTAAAGGTAGGTGCATGGGTTTATGAAAACTTTGAAGATATATCAGGTATAAGTTTCTTACCACACAGTGACCATACATATGCACAAGCACCTTATCAAGCTATTAATAAAGATAAGTATAAAGAACTTATAAAACAAATGCCTGAGAACATTGATTGGAGTAGACTATCTGATTTTGAAAAAGGTATAGATACAACATCAGGTAGTAAAGAACTAGCTTGTACAGCAGGAGTATGTGAAGTAGTTGATATTGTAGCAACATAGAAAGGAGTATATTATGGAGAACTTAGAACCAAGTATTGATAATAGAAAAAAATTTGATATAGATTTAGAATATGGAAAGGTAAGAGAAAAACTTGTAGCTGATATGCTTCAGAATAAAAAGATTGAAGTTAAGAGTGAGAGAGATGTGTGGCAAAAAACAGGTAATATAGCAATTGAGTATGAGTGTTATGGAAAACCAAGTGGTATTAACACTACAGAATCTGATTATTGGTTTCATAATCTATGTATTGGTGATGAGACCTTTGCTACTCTTGTTTTTGACACAAAGAGTCTAAAAAAAATTATAAATAAATTAGACTATAAACGAAGTGTTTCAGGTGGAGATAACATGGCATCTAGAATGTATCTGTTAAATCTACAGAAACTATTTTCATCAGATGTAATTAAAGCGTTTAAAGAAAAGGAGAATTAAAATGAGAGAAATGTTAATTGGAGCAGCTAGAACCTATTATATGGGTATGATTAATAAACATATAGCAAACATGGAAGTAATACTTACAAATCCTGTGGGAATTGGTGAAGATGCACACCAAGATATACAAGCAGTTATTGAAATAGAGCTAGGAAAAATAGCTGACTATCACGATAAGCTAGAAGTGTTACAAAAGTTTTTTGCAAAACCACAAGAGCAACCTAAACAAGAAAAGGAGAAAGGTAAGAATGATAAATAGATATGACCACAAAGGTAACAAACTATCTAAATTTGATGCACCTTTACGTATACAATATGAGAAGGGCATACAATCGTTTAGAAAGGGCAGGATTAAAAGTCCTTATCCTCTAAACACTATGCAACATCGTGAGTGGGAGAGAGGTTTTAATTTCGCTTACTTTGTAAATTTAAAAAGGGTAAAGAAATATGAATCTAGAGGAAGAGGTAAAAAAGTTTATGGACAATAAAAATAAAAGTATGATAACTGCCAACGCTTACCAAGAACAAGCAAAGACAACTGCTATATTTCCCCCTGACAAAGCCCTAGAGTATTTATCTCTAGGGTTGGCAGGTGAAGCAGGTGAAGTTGCTAATAAAGTTAAAAAAATAATACGTGATAAAAAATTAAATGTAGACGTTGGTGGGGAAATAGGTGACGTGCTATGGTACTGTGCTATGTTAGCTGATTATTTTGATATTAATCTAGGTAAGATTATGGAAGATAATTTAGATAAGTTACAGTCAAGAAAAACACGAGGAGTGTTGGGGGGTAGTGGAGATACTAGATAATTACTTTACACCTTTAGCAAGAGTTCTAGCTAGGGCAGAACCTAGTCTATACTCTCCTGCTTCTTCAATGGAAGTTCCATCATTATTTGCTTTATAGTATTCATTTGCTACATCACGCTGTAATTTAGGAACTTTCAACCATTGTGCTCTATCAAAAGGAGTGTATGTTTTATCTCCTTTATCTTTCTCTGCATCAACTTTAGCTAATGTTTTAGCTGTTGCTCTTAATGTTTTTAATAAATCATTAACAGCTATTTTCTTTTTAGAGTTTCCATAGTTTGCATATCTATCACTATTTATTAAGTTAGGTAAGAACGTATCTGTTAGTTGACCTAGATGTTTTTTAATGTAAGAGTCTGCTGTCTTATCTCCTGTGCTTGGCACAATCTTATAATCTAATAAACCTAAACTTGTTAATTCACTTTCTACTTCAGTAGGTCTTTCTCTAAATCTCATACCAAATAAACCTAACAATGGAGATTGTTTTCTAAGTGTTTCAGGCTTTGTTGGGTCTTGAAACTCAGGTAGTTGCTCTTCAAAAAATGGTATGTTTTTAGTTACAGCATTATTAAATGCACTCAATCCTCTTTCAACTGCACCCTCACCTGTTACTTGTCTAGAATCTCTTACGATAGATGACTCTTCATTAAACTGTGCCATCACATCTTTAAACATTCTAGCAGTTGTTACAAACCCACCTGTTATTTCTCCAAGATATTCACCTACCATCTCAGCTAATCTTTCAGATTGCACTGTAGATATATCAGGTTCTTGACCCATAATCTCAAAAAATCTATCTATAGTTGTTGACGCTGCACCTGCTCTAAACTGAGCACCTGTAAAACCCTGTATTAAAGTTCTTGCATCTGTATTACTTAGTGTGCTTTTCCTATCCTCATCAAATATAGCTGACTTATATAGTATATCTGCAACAACAAGATATGGTGCAGCAGGAAAGAAAGGTCTTAGGTCAAATGTTCTACCTTCGGCATCTTTAACATTGAACCATTCTGTATCTTGATTATTTGCCCTGTATTGATATGCGGCATACAAAGCTGCACTACCCACTAAACCCTGTGACATTCGTTCTGTAATGTCCATAGCTTCTCTTTGGTCTAGTGTTCCTGTTAATAATTTCTTACCATTTGTAGCAGTCTTTAATACTGCATAAGCACCATTTAAAGGACTATATTTTAATTGAAATGCCATAGCATTTGCCATAAATCTAGCAAATGGAAATGCACCTGTACCTATAAATGCTGATGGTATAGCAGTTATTGGATTAGTAGCAGGAATTGTTTCAACAAACTTTATAAAGTGATGTGCTGCACCTTTCTTAGGCATGTGTGCAAACGTACTTTTAAGTGCATCATCAACACCCTTTTTAAGTATAGATAGAGGTACATCTTTACCCTCTCTTACAACATCAGCAAGAGATGTACCTGTTCTTCTTAAACTTTTATCTATTGATGCAGTATAAAATGCTCTTCTAAAAAAACTATCTTGTTGTAAGTTTAGATAATTAAGTTTTTTACTTACCCACCACAATCCATCTGAGTCATCTCCTACTTCTTGTAGTGTTCTAAATAATGTATTATTTAATCGTGGGTTATTATGTAAAGTTATATCAGCTAATTCTTTACTTAAACCTTGCTCAGATAAATATGCAAGAGTTCCAAACGCATCTCTTGATGCATCTACGAGACCTCTTTTAAATCCTGATAAACTAGCGTTACCTGTTAGTGTAGCTTTTACACTTTTACCACCATAGTAAAGTGCAGCTTCCATCATGTCAGCACCTGTTTGAAAAGTAACTACAGATAAACCTGTTGCAGCATTACGAACTGTGGTGGCTATTTGAGACACCATTAATGCTCTTCTATTTCTATCTAAGTTACGGAAGAATTTATTAAATCTTCCTAAACCATCCATCATTTCTTCATCTGCACCAAATAATTCATCGGCACGTTTCTTAAACTCAGGTGATACTTCTACTATTTTCTTTTTTAATTTACCTAACTGTGAATATGCATTCATAGTTTTAGCTGCATCAGATAGCGTTAACTTTTGCATTGATGCATAATTTTCTGTACTCTGTAGAAACTCTGTAAATGTTTCAGCAGATATATTTTCTTTCTTTAATGCCCTAGATAAAGCATCTGAATCTATTTTATCAGGGTCATCTAAAATTCTTTGTACAAAATCTCCTACCTTATCCTTCTTTTCTAATACTTTGTCACCAACTTTTACTAGATATTTTTTATCTGCAAAGTCTAGATTATTAGATAAGTCTAGCTGACCTGAATCTATTAACTCTTTTTGTTCTTTAACAAGGTTTGTTACTACCCTTGTCATTTGTCTTGATAGTTCTTTTCTAACCTGCATTTCAGATACAGGTGTAGGTTTTCCTTGTTTGTCGAGTGCTCTTCTACCCTCAAGTGCTATTTCAGTTTTAGATTTAACAGGACCATTAACAGGGTCAAATGTTTCTATTTCATTTGCTTTAGCTGTTTCTTTTGCCTGTATTAGTTCTTCAGGTGATGCTTTCTTTTTTCTTTTTAATAATCTAAGAGGGTTAGGTACACCTTTTTGTGCAACACCTGCTAGTGTACCACCCAATACAGAAGATGCTCCACCAATAATAGCTGCTTGGGTTAGACTAATATCTTCTTTACCAAATACCTTACCTTTTCTTTCAATGTCTTGAAGCCCTATATCTTCTGCAAAACCTAAAGTTCCTTCTATAGCAGCACCTGTAGCAACAGCTTTAGTTAATGGGCTTGTAATAAATTTTTGAATACCTTTTTGAGCAGCCTGTTTACCTGCTGTAGATGCAAATAATCTACCAAAACCTGCTGTAAATAAATTTATTGGGTCACTTATACCTGCAAAGACAGCTTCACCTACGGCTCTCATACCTGCTCCACCTTCTTCATAAAACATAGGTGTTTGTAAGTAC